CCAGCAAACGATCCATTCGAAAAAGCAATTAGCTTGTTTTTCGGCAGTCATATTGTTGGTCAACAACTGTTCCATAAACACGAGGTGTACATGATCGAATCGTCTTTCACCCCAGATGAAGTCAAATACACTAACAACAAAGTCGATTGGAACCACATTCTGACAACACAAAGTGAAAACGAAGAGCGAAATAACAAGATAGTTGAGATCGTATCGTCCAACCCAGATCGCGTGTGGTTGATATTGGTTAAACGAGTGCTTCATGCTGAAAGATTAAAGAAAATGTTTGAAGAGAAAAACAGACCATGTGAAACCCTGACAGGAACCAAAACAGTGTTTGATAAACAATGTAAAATTCTAATCGGGACTACTTGTAAAATTGGAGTAGGCTTTGATCATTCGCCAATCAATGCTCTTTTTGTTGCAGCAGACGTCGTCGAGTATTTTGAACAGTTCTTAGGTAGATGTATGAGAACTCCAGATACAGTTCCCATCGTTTATGATATGGAAGATACTTTTTCTATATTAAAAAGGCATGCGAAAAGTCGTTTGGACTCGTATGTCAAACATGGTGGAGAAATTAAACTCTGCCCTACAAATACTGCTTACAATAAAAATATCAAAATGTTCATAAAGAAACAATAAATCATTTGGGAAATTTACGACCAATTGGTCATAAATTATAACTCCTACTTATATAAATAACATTATAACTTCAAATATGAACGCAATATTCGAAAAAATGGAAAGTATAACTGAACCGTTTATCGGAACCTCTGAATCGATCAAATACGTTGTTGATTCGATGAGACAAGTTGTCGAACAAAACTGGAAACTCTTGTCACAGAGTGAAAAGCTCGAATTGCTGACTTCGGCAGGATGGGCGTGTATATTGTACTATATCACGCAAGATGAAGCAATAAAGAGCGAAATGGTTCGATTAAACAACGCGGAAAAAGAAGAGGATATATGTTTCTATCCATTTTGCTTTGACTGCTCAAAAGAAGAGGGAGAGTTCGAAGGGTACGTTTTTACAGGAAGCAACATCCATAAGGACGGCCAATGTTGGAACATTGGGTGCGACGATTCTGATTGCTTCTGTTTTGATGAATGTACATGTGACATTGCTGATTTAACAGATTTCGATATGATGGAAACAACGGAGAAGCCTATAGTGAAGTGAGAGGACCAGAGTTTGTTCTTTCGTCTCATAAAATTAAAAATGTAATTTTTGAATAAAATATGGAGCTTTTAAGATAGAAGGAGTGGTATTAATTTATGTTTAGATTGATTATTTAAAAATGTTTCTTATTATGGAATCTTTCAAATTGTTAGGTGTCCTCACACTGACAGCAATAACGATTCTAACTCATAAAAGTGAGGCAATAAAAGAAAAACGTGAGTTTAATGATTAGCAAATTCTTGGCGCCGGGCGCTGCGCGATCTATTTTCAAACTTTGTGAAGATATCGATCACAATTATTGCATGGGATTTTCCATTCCGTGTCGAAATATAAACGCGCACTGTATTTGGTATTTGGGAAACGACACATGCTAAAATCTTTAGTAATACATGATGTATCTTGTTGACAAACAGGCTTTGGTGGGCTATTGAGTCCGTTTAAAACGAATGGAGATATAAAACCTACTTTATAGTATTGATCACGTTCTAATTTGTTCATTTTAAGTAGAATTTATCTTTTTACTTCATTCAGGCTCTTTCATTTTACGCTCAGGTTGTTGGGGTGACAATTCATTTATTGTTCCAAGTAGATTGGTCCCCGTTGTTTTGAATATCATTCGGCTCACCACGAAAAGGACAATGTTCATTGTCAGCATCATTAACAAACGAATTTCTGCAGGCCATTTGCTCTGTCCCGTGGGGACATAACTTTTTTCTGCCATTTCAACAAGCAATTGGTCATAAGTGCTCATAGACATGATTTGTTGTTGCGCGAACCCTTCCATATCAAATTTCATTTTACCCAACACGACTTCACAGCCCATTACAAAAATGATCATGTACCGTTTCCAATTGTCAACAGACGACTCTAATGACAGCTTTTTCGTCAGAAGTTCATACTTCTGGCCCATCAGCTTCGGATCTGAGTACATTGTAAATTCTGGAATATGAGCATTAGGGTGCATTCTTCTCAACACTTCATACTTGAAATATACCGCGTTTCGTTCTTTCTGTGTTTCTTCGTCCTCTTCTGCATATCTGTACTCGTCACTTACTTTGATTTTCTTTTTCTTTTTTAGCTCCTCAAATGTCGGGGGGAGTTCGTCTTCATGCTCAATGGTTTCACCTAATAGCGAATTTAATTGGGCTTCTAATCCAGATGCTTCTGGCTCAATCACACGAGGTTGTTCCTCACGAACATCCTCACGAACATCCTCACGAATATCATCACAAACATCCTCACGAATATTTTCACGAATATTTTCACGAACATCCTCACGAATATTTTCACGAATGTCGTCCGAGTTGATGTTTGGTTCCCCGTTAATGAATGACGGTGGATTATATGATTTGTTGATAAGTTCTTTTTTCACGTGAGCTTTGTTTTCAAGCATTTCTAAATAGAGAATTGGCATTCGATGAAACCTTTTCGGCGGAAAGTAGTTGATATCTGCAGCAAGCGGTACTTTTGTGATAATATATTCACTCATTTTCTCAACGAAACAATTTGTGTAACTTAAATTCACTTTTATGTCAAAGTTTGATAATAAATTAAAAAGTGATTTATATGTGAAAATGCGTAATAAAAGTAGTATTAAATGGCTCTTCAGAAAAAGGGGTTGTGATATTTTATCAGTTTCGACAAAAATTGTTTTCTGACCTTTCGTTCAGAAAACTCGGGGTTTTATTATTCGATTTTCTATTAATAATTAAATCTAATTTTGTCTGACAACCAAGTGGATTGACAACAATTCAGAATCGTGAAGACCTTCTGAATGTCAAAGATGCGCGAATCAGGCAGCTTGAGGTAAATAAACTTAACGCTTTAACAAACGTGACACCACATATATTTATTTTGCGTCCTCCCCGTTAATGAACGACGGTGGATTATATGATTTGTTGATAAGTTCTTTTTTGACGCGAGCTTTGTTTTCAAGCATTTCTAAATAGAGAATTGGCATTCGATGAAACCTTTTCGGCGGAAAGTAGTTGATATCTGCAGCAAGCGGTACTTTTGTGATAATATTCATTTTCTCAACGAAGCAATTTGTGTAACGTAAATTCACTTTTATGTCAAAATTTTGTTGTTTCCTTTCTTTGTTTTGAACATACCTCATCTTATTGAAATGCCTTTTCAGCGTGTTTTTGACATACTGTGAATCAGGATGATACATTATTTTTAACCACCATTTTCCAATTTTTTCCACTGCAAGGATCTTCTTTGCCATTACTTCAAGTTCTTTTTGTTCTTGCCATACAGCAAGCGGTACTTTTGTGATAATATATTCACTCATTTTCTCAATGAAACAATCTGTGTACTTAAATTTCAATTTTATGGAAAAAGTGATTTATATGTGAAAATATGTAATAAAAGTAATAAAATGGTTCTTCAGAAAAAACAGTTCGAATTGTCGTTGGTTGATAAACATAATAAAAAGTTTATGTTTGAAAACAACACATTTTACATCCCTCATGCATCTGAATATAAAATAAAAATTAGAAACAACGATTCAAGGAAACGCGCAAATGCCAAGATTTACGTAGATGGGAAACGCGTTGGAGCATTTAGGCTGGACAAGAACGACGACATCACAATTGAACGACCAGCAGACCGAGATCGTAAGTTAACTTTTTATGCAGTTGACAGCATTGAAGGGCTTCAATGCAATCTCGACGCATTGGTGAAGTCGGACAACATTGGGAAGCTCAAAGTTGTGATCGAGATCGAAGATGTGTCGTTTCGTGATCGTTGCGTCTGTCGAAACACTGTAACCGACAGTATTGGTGGAACAGGCCTCGGTGGAACAGGCCTCGGCGGAACAGGCCTCGGTGACGTCTCAGCACAAAGGTTCTATGACGCGCAACCCATTCTTACTGACAACCAAGTGGTATTGGAGGTTAACATGCGTGAAACAACAATTCAGAATCTTGAAGACCTTCTGAATGTCAAAGATGCGCGAATCAGGCAGCTTGAGGAAGATTTACGAAGAGAACGCGGGATTCGAGACAGATTTATAAATAAACTTAACGCTTTAACAAACGTGACACCACTTTAAATATATTTATTTTGCGACCAGTGGTCGCAAAATATAAGTATTTTAATCCAAACTATAATCTGTGAACTGTGGTAAACGACGAGGACGAAGGCCCTGCCAGTATTTTATTTGTGAACGAGTTCGAATTGGCACATAATGACGCCTCATTGGTGAACGACGTCTTGAACGAGATCTTGAACGCGATCTTGAACGCGATCGACGTCTTGGACTATAGCACACGCATCTTTTATACATTTTATTTATTGTAAAGATTTTTATTTACAGTTCTTCGAATAAATCTATTGTTCCATCTTTCCCGTACAGGATGTACGGCGAATAGTCTTCGTCGGTCAGATCGTCTTCAAGAAGTGGAGATCTGCTATAGATATCATGCTGTATATCTGTGTCCGCAAAGGAGACCGTGCATATCGGAGGAAGAACAAAGTATACGTCAATTACATCTCCGAGACGCTGCAATATGGCATCAATTGCATATTTAATTGTATTCTTCTGGATTTCGTCGATCACTGCTTGTGCGGCACGTTTCGAGATGAAATAGCAACCCGACCCTCCAATGCTAAATGTCATCTCAGCGTAACTCTTTTTCACGATTTCGCCCTTTCCCCATCGAGGAGGGTTTGATGAAAACGCCGTTGTAAGGAACAAGATGGATGGTGTAATATGCTTTGTCTCAAACGTCGCCAAAACCCTATTAAGCTTCTGCAGAAAGCATTCGTCTACAACGACGTCGTCCTCAAATATCAAATATCCGTCGTGCTCTTTGTCGTCTATTAGCCGCATGTACAACTTAAGATGCGATAATACACATCCTATAACACCAGGACGCATGTAATAGTCACCATGTCTGCAAAGCGATCGCAGTCGTTTACTTATTGTCAGATCTCTACCATCAAACGCAGACACTCTTTCAAACAGGGGAAGCAACGGTTTTTGTGCGTCAATCAGGGCCATCCTGTCAGGACGTCGATCTAAATTAATTACGAAACTTTTGAATTTGATTTTGTAATTGAATTGTCCTATAGTCTGTGTCAGGTCGCAATTGAGATCGTACGCGTTGAATTTAGATATGTCGTATAATTCTGATGTTAGTCGTCCAATGTGTTCGATGTGATATCCTGGAAGGAATACTGTTTTAAATCCCTGCTCTGTGTATCGTGACGCAAAACAAAATTCAAATGACGGCTCTGTCTTAAATTCTAACGCGTCGAAGATGCTTGTCTTAATTATACTTGGTGAAAGTGTGAAATGTGGGTAATAATTGCAATTACGACAGTTTCCATATTTTTCAACGAAGAGTTTTTTATCTTCTGCTGTTGGACAGTATTCGTGCTCGTAATAAAAGGACCCATCAGACAGTTGCTTCAATATCCCACCTTTGATGTCGTCATCCTTTACTGTTTCGGCATAGTTATGATTGAATGCAACCTGCCCGATGTCGTCTTGGCTCTCTAGTATACGTAACATGTCTGTAATGTAGGTTCGTGGGTACAACAACTCGCGGTCGTCTTCGACATGAATTAGATGAGAGACGGCACTCTCTTTCGCGTGATCAACGATCATTTTCATACTAATGGGGTGACCACGCTGTTCCTCTGATTTGAAAATAAATTTGAAAAACGAGTATTTTTCCATCATCACCTGTCGGTCTTCGTCGCTCGAATTGTCATCGACACATAGCCACTCGTCAATCAAATGTTTGTCATTGCAGTTCGTTAGAAACGCATCCACTGTTCGAATGAACAAATCAAGGCGCTTGCACGATGTAATTGAAAACATGATCTTTATACGAGGAAACGGGCGCCGATCATCATCATCTATATCGATGACTGTAGGAGTCTCATGGTATGTAGGGTCTCTGAGTTTCTGCAAGTAGAAGTACCTGTTCATGACGACTCGTTTCATTGTTTCTTCATTTATTGGCATGTGTTCAACTTCGGTCAATAGATTCAAACCTTTCTGAATGTGTGTTGATGATTTTACAAAATAATAATACATCAGAGCTAGATCTTCTTTTATTGAGACAGATCTCGGAAAGAATTTTAAATAATGAAGTGCTGCACATATCCCATCGTTGGAAATATGGGAACATCTGTAAGATTGTACGATTTTTTCATATTTATTCATTTTTTCCAAGACATTATTTCTTTTAATTCATAACACTTTGTCACATAAATGAACGAATCGTGCGTGAAAGACCGTTTATTACCGACCAGAGTTTGTTCTTAAAAATTATGGGAACGTCATAAAATATGGATTGCTTTTAAGGGAAATACAGTTTTACAACATTCTTGTGCGGTTGTCGGCAGATCGGGCACGTCGCAACACTAAATGCACATTTCACGCATGCACACACATGACCACATGGGATGAACACTGTGTTGTATCTTTCGTTCAGACACACTTTGCACAGTGATTCAAGTTCAATGTCGTCGGTTTCGTCTTCAACCGCGTTTGTTACATTTTCATGGACAGAATTCGTATCCAGACCCGCATCTCGCGCCAACTTTTTCTCGTGCATTTCTTTGATGAAAGCGGCCCCTTTCGCCTGGTTAAGGTAGTGGCAACTTTCGTACAGCATTCCATGCTGTTCCCAAGGGATGTCACCTGGCAGCCAGTTCTGTATTCCTCCTCCGCAAGAGAAACAAATTACCTTATCACCCACGCCTGTATAATAAAATCCCGCGTCACTCAAATCTGTTGGCTTTTGGGAAAGTCCTTGTGGCCAATTCTCGTACGACTTTAATCTGTCTGATTCAAGCATATATGCTCCATGAAGAATATTATTTGGTAAACACGACGGAGCACTTGATGTAGTAGCCGGAAGTCCGAAGAACCGGAAAAAGTCAGAAAACAGTATGAAGGGGCCTTGAACAACGTGATCAACTGCGAGAGCACTATTCAAAGCATTAGCATCGATCGGTACATTGTTTGTCGGTAGGCCGCGAATAAGCGGGCAACTCGGCGACCATCGTTCGTGTTCTGTGAGCACATCGTCATCTTCTTGCCACATTCCTATTTCAACCCTGCAGAAATGGCATTTCACAAGATCCACCCCGGAAACGTAATAAAATCCAAACAGCGCCAACTCGTGTTTGTCAATGGGGATATTATTTACCATATGAAAAGTATTTAAACGGTTTGCTTCAATATTCATGTTCTTTTAAAGTTTCAGACATTATTTAAATGAAAATTTGAAAATAAAAGTTGAAGATGTTACAATAACATAAAGATGAAAATACAACTTATTCTTAAAAATTTTAGAAAATTTCTAAATAACGAGTTCACATTTGATAAAAACCTATCTCTAATTTCTGGAAATTCTGGAAAAGGCAAAACCACAATTTTCATGGCTATTGTTTTTGCACTTTCAGGAGAAGGTAAAAAAATAGTAAGCCATGGTAAAACGTCATGTTCTGTTACTATGAAAATTATGGAACTTACGATTGTTCGAACGAGACGACCAAACCGACTCGTAGTAAAACAAAATGGATCCACATTTGAAGACAGCATCGCGCAAAACCTCATTGACAGAGTATTTCCAAACTATGATATTGGATACATGTCCCAACGAGTCGATGATAAACTCTTTATTCTCATGACTCCCATGGATAAAATGCGATTTATCCAGAAAATGGCGTTTGGAGATGCGGATATTGAAACTCTTCATACACGTTGCAAACAGTTGATCAAAACGCGCAAAGACTCGCTGATGCTAACGACAAGCCAACGCGAAACTACTGAAAGAACATTAAACGACCTGAAGATTGAAAATGTCGAACACGTCGAGCCCCGAGAATTCGATTATGACGCGAAAGAGTTGGAATCAAAACTCCAGAACGCTATAAAACAAAAAGCAGTATCTCAAAACGCGGTTGTCGCACGTGACAACCTTTTGTTGGAAATTGAGTCTCTGAAAAAATGTTGCGATCAACACGCGTTTGGGTCTGAATTGGAATCAAAAATAGAACAATTTCAACGAGACGAAATAAAATGGTCACATTATCAAAAAGAAAAAAATAAACTAGACACCCTTGAGAAACCGAGCGGGTTGTCAAAAAACGAACTCAACAACATTATTGACGACATGAAGACATTATTAAACATGGAACGCGAGCTGAAACCGCTTAAACAAATGCGTGAGGATTTGAAAAAGATAAAAGACAAAATTGCACAATTGTCCATACTTCTTTCATGCCCTGAATGCGCTGCTCGTCTGGCTCTCGTGTTTGAAAAGGACGTGTTGGTTCTTCGGAATGACAACAGGGTTGAAATATCAGCATCTTCACTATCATACGAAGAAACTAAGATTCTTGAGAAACAGAAATGTAAGCTGGAGCTGGAGATTGCCAGGCTTGAGGACCGATTAACATCATATCACTCATTAAAGAATCAATACGAAGATCTCGAAAATATTCAAGAACAACTAAACACGATATATACTCTCAAAAACAATGATGACCTTTTTGAAAAACAATCGACTTTATGTATGCAATTAAAAACGCCAAAACCGTCTCACTCCAAGGATGCTATTAACGAGTTGAAACGCATGCAATCCTCGCAGATAACTCTTGCAGAAAAGATGCACCAGCTATCCAACATCTCTGAGTCCATCAGAGAGATGCCCTTTGATGAGACCATTAGAGACACCACCAAGATGCTAGAAGAAATTCGACTACATGATAAACAGGTACACGCCTTTAAACATTGGTCAAAAGTTAAGAAGCTGGAGTTGGAGGAACGCGCCTTGAACGAGAGTTATCCAAGATCCGTCAAGCTCCAGGGTATCATCAAACGCGCGGAACGTATGGCGATAGAGGAAATTGTAGGCCAAATCAATGCGCACTCACAACTCTACATTGATAACTTTTTGGAGAATATGACAGTAACACTCGTTTTCGACAAGAGTGGAGGGAAGAACGTTGAGAATAACAAACTTAATGTTGAAGTGCAACACGAAGGGCATCAGAGTGATCTCTCCAGTTTATCAGGCGGGGAATTAGCACGCGTTGTTTTAGCGTTCACTATAGCACTTGCAGAAATAAACCATGTAAAACTTTTACTTTTGGACGAATGTGTTGCATCTCTTGATCAGGAGACGACTACAACGGTAATTAACACGATTCGTCAAAATTTTAATGGAGCAGTCATTTGTATTGCTCATCAAACAACCACCGGGATTTTTGATCATGTTCTGGAATTGTGAGTCTAGTACGTGAGTAGGCTTTTATGTCGTATTCGACATAAAAGGTATTTTTTAAGTTTTAATCTGTTTTACGGTTAAATATTTTTCAAACATTTTCTCCACAACTTTTAGAATGTCTTCAGGTGTGAAATGAGGATATTTTATTTGCAACTCTTGAAAATGCTTTTTATAGAACAGTTGTTGGACATCTTGCGTTTTGTATTTCTCGTAAATTTCGTCATTGCTATCTCTGTGTTTCCGCCATTCTTCTCCCAATAGTTTTGAAATACTTGTTAGAGGATAATACGGAAATTGCTTCCACAGCTGAGGTCGTCGATCACGACAGAAAAGTAAAAAAGAGGTGCATCTCTTTTTTTCTCGATTCTCATACTCATATCTTATTTTTTGAAACTGTTCTTGATTTTCATTGGAACACCACTCTTCAATCAATTCAGGATGTCCAACTTTTTTCAAGAATTGGATAATAAAGGCGTTTTGTTTTCGCATTTTCATTTTCATTTTCTCACACTTACAAACGTCTAAATCGAATCGTCGTCATGTCGGTTAACAAGTATTTAATTTGCAAGAAAAATGAAAAATTGCCCTATATGTTGCAATAAATACACGTCTAAATTGCGACGTAGAATAACATGCTCCTTTTGTAAACACCATTCATGCGCGAAATGTATTATTGTGTATCTGCAATTGAATATACTGAATACCCGATGTATGTTTTGTTCATATCCTACAACCCTTCAGATGGTAAAGCCGGTAATCGCGCGTGGAACATTTAAATCTCTGTTAGCCCTTGAAATTAATGCATTGTTCGATCGAGAAGTTTTATTGATCTTGAACAGCGAACGAACATTCAACCAGTTTGTTCATGTCCATCGAATGATGGCTCTGCGAGAAATTCTAACAGCCGACGGCGTCGAAGAACCACTGATCGAGGAAATTCTCAACAGTTTTGGTTATGGGAATGCGCCATCTCCTGCTCAAGTTCAATTTTGTTCGGCATGTGAAGTCCCAATCAGCAACTCTACGTGTATTCACTGCAACACTGAATACTGCAGATCGTGTCTTTCACCGATAACTGGGCAGCATTCATGTGACAGCACAGTCGTTGAAAGCATCGACATAATCACGAAAACGTGTAAACAATGCCCTGTCTGCAAGACAATGATTGAAAAAGAACCAGGTGAATGCGACCAAATGTTCTGTATAAAATGCCATACAACATTCTCATGGCTAACCGGGGAAGTTGCCCGACCGGAAGAAACACGACACAACCCGCATTTTTACGAGTGGAGACGCTCGCAGGGGTTCCAAGACCGCAACCCAGACGACGATCCGTGTGAAGGGCACTTCCTGATCAAAAACGCGACGAACACGCAACTTCTTTTTATCCACGCCGTGATCCAACGGTCAATCTTGACTATGAATGAAATCGCAGAGCGCGATGATCTGATACGAGAAGCTATGCGGCTAAACTACATTATAAAAAGGATATCACTGGCTCAATGGAAAAGGCGCTTTTCGAAGCATATTAAAACCCTTCGACGAAACAGCGACCTCCGAGACATCCTTCGAATATGTCTTCAAAGCATTTATTACGTGTCACTAGCACTAAATGACACATCCGTTTTCAAGAACCTGTTTCATCTTTTTACAGAACATATTCAAACCATTCACCAAGAATATTTAAATGACGAATCGACACAATACATTATCTCTGAATATCATGTTGTGTTACCATACGGAGTCTAAAAATGAAAATTGATTTATGAAATGCGGATGGCGATATATAAATATGATATGATATTGTGGAAACGGCGACACCTATGTCTATAAATCGTCTATATGAATTGTGTACAGGATATCTCCAATAATTAATAGATGTTATCATTAAACATATGTCTGCCATACAACAGTTGATATACCCATACTTATATGCAGTAATAATATGTACTGGATGTAATAAACATGCTACATATAAAATGTATTCGTATCCATATTTATATACTAATGTATTCATTTATTATTAAAAAAAGATTGTTTATTTTCGGATTTTATTGAACTACATGGTAATGTTTTATAGAACATAATATCAAACACTTCCTTGTCTTCGCCTAATGATAAATATCGGTATGTATCGTCCTTGCTGGATGTATTGTCTGTATCAGGTAATACCGCTGTAATACTATTTTCGACAAGCATGTCCGTTATTATATTTATATACAGTGAGTGTTCTGTATTCAATATTAACACTCCCCCATTATCTTGTTGTAT